AGCAAGAAATAGATTGGACCCTTTTTCTTGCTTTTTTTTCTTATACTACAAAATACAAAATCATATCAACAATTACCCAGTTAATTAACATTATTTATCTATTTAAACATTGCAAATATATCATATTTTCTGTTACTTTGCACTATGTAAATGAACCATTACGATGTTTTTAATTTGGCAGCAGGCAGATGTGAATCTTTACTGTTGCCTTTTTTGTTTAAAATACATACCTTTGCACTATGGACAATGAAAGAGAAATATTATCGAAACTTGACGCTATCATACAGAACCAAAAGGTTTTGTATGAGAATCAAATTGTCATCTTTCAAACTCTAGCATCAATCGGACAAAAGGTTTACAGCCAAAGTGATTTCAAGAGTTTTATGATAAATATGGTAGCAAACGGAATAACAGAAAGAGTAGAAGCCAATGATCAACAAAGAAGAAATATCTAAGATTGCAGACTATTACTTCCAAGTAAAAAGACTTGCAAACGGTATAAAATCGTCAACCAAAGAGCATGCGGAGAAGTTTTCTAAAGACCTTCTAGCCATATTCCTTTTGGCAGGGGCTAAATCGTTCAAGTCAATATCAAAACTCCCAGATAGCCAAAAAGAAAAAGTGATGGAACTGACCAAAAAGTTCCGTGAGGATATATATAACGACATATACCAATATGTACTGGAAAGCAATAAACTGTCACTAGAACTAAACGATGATCTTGGATGGGAGTATATTTCAATGACGGATAACGGCATTAAGGAATATATGGAAAGGACATACGGTGGAGAAACGACAAAGCAGAGAATAAACACAAATACAAACAGATTTCGCGCTGTTGTTGAAGTATATCTTGCCAATACATTACTGTCCACAAAAACGAACAATATAGAGAAAATAACGGATGAGGTTCAAAAAAAGATATGGAACAACATATCATCACCATATAACGTATCATTTATTCCACCAAGCAAACAGAAACACTACGGTAGAGGATATGCTACAAACGGTATAAGCCAGTTGTATGTTATAGAACAGCAGATGATTCTAGGTATTTTTAATGAAGCAAATTACAACTCATGGAAAAACATTCCAAATTTCAAGGGATGGAGAACAGCAGTAACATCTAAGAACCCATGTCAGTTCTGCATTGATGAGCAATACAGAATACACACAGACAGACCTAAGCTGCCGTTCCATGCCCATTGCTTGTGTATATTATATCCGGTGTTTAATACATAATAACTTGATAATCAACATACCATTGAGTAACATTACCATAAGACGGGGGATTTCCAGCATCAACCACATCATTACGAGTAAATGATTTAGGAATATTTGTGCACGAAGGCATCAATATATTACCTGACCATTGACCTGTATAAGATCCATCTTTCGCTCTCCATCTATATCTAGCGTATGGTCTGCCGGATGAAGCAACGTAATCACTAGAAGTGTTATTTGTAATGTTTAATCTGCATTTAGAAGAAGTAGACCCATTTGTCAACTGTCCGTAAACAGAGAATCCAGAAGCGTTGGCTGTTGTATCTCCAAGTGTAATAGAAAGACTTTGAGTAACCACTATCGGCTTACGAATAAATCCGTCAGATGTAGTAGGAATTAAGCATAATACATTTCCACTGTAATCACAAAAATAACCCTTAATATAAATATATGTATCCCCCATAGATATGAGATTATTGCGATTAAGGGTAATTGAAATTTTTCCTGTACTATCAATACTACTTACAACGAAAACTCCAGAATCCACCAACTTCTTTAATTGATTATATACTTCCACCTTTATCTTCATATTAGACCAAGTAAATCCCCCAAGTATTTTACCCCAATTATACCTAGAATCAGCCCAATATGGTGAAATTGTAAGTACAAACGTTGTCTTTGTAGCATCTACAGGATTAGTTAGAATATCTTTATCTATTGTAAGAGGTTTAGCCCCATGATCGTATCCATCAAAATCAGTAAGCCTGGCCCATGTTTTAGGTCTATCATATACTAATTTCTTATTTACAGAATCATAAATTATACCAGGTAAACTAGCATTATCAAATGAAGGGCTAGACGCTTCTTTGGGTTTTATATAACTCCACATATTAATTTTTTCGCTAAGACAAGCATACCCTAAATCATAACCATCACTAGTAGGACCGATGCCTAAGGTAGGATATACATCACTATCCAATCCGACAGGAGCGGTGATTTTACCGTTAGAGTGACCCATAATCACCCCCTTCCTCTACAACGGTATAAGAACCTTTACAAACAACAATGCCATTACAACTGATACTACGACAATGAATATCGCCATCAATTATAACAGCATCAGAAATGTCATAATCACTAGGAAGTTCCCCACCACATAGTGTTATAACTTCGACTGCCCCTGTGCAGCTAGACTGCCCCTGTGCAGCTAGACTGCCCCTGTGCAGCTAGACTGCCCCTGTGCAGCTAGACTGCCCCTGTGCAGCTAGACTGCCCCTGTGCTCCCTCGCTTCGCTTCGGTCGCACACCAAATTTCCGTTTACAAACAAATTAATTTTCATCTAACTCACGTATTAAGTCATTAACATATTTTACACATGAATCCAACTCGTCATATCCGTCCAAAATCATAGCACCCACAGTGATATGAAGTTTGTCTATCACTTCTTTTTTGAACAGCACGGCATTCGCCTTGCTTGTATCAGACTTTTCTATTACCGTTATTGCGGAATCAATCATCCTAGTTACTTCGGATGGCGGCATCATAGGGATATCAGCACCTTTCCGCCAAGACTGATATTCTCTCATTTTTTTAATAAGTTCTTTTTTTCTCATGTGTTTAGTAAATAAAGGGTGGTTATAGCATAAATGAAAAGGACTATACCACCCATACTAGTTTTTCTATGAAAATAATTTAAAATCCAAGCAACAGTCTATAAGACAAATGTTGTTTTAATGATCTTTTATGGTACAAATATAATAATTATTGTGAATTAATCCTTAAATAAAGGCATTAATCAACAATCTCCCAATCATCGGCAAACACATCGCTAATAGACGGGACCCATGAATCAGCACGCCCGGTGTTCTCGTTGTAAATAAGGCATTGACTAGTATAGTCAATGAAACCCTTACCTTTCAGAATAAGGTCTTTTGCTGATTGCGGAAGAGATTGCATCTTGGGAATAATGTCGCTATCAATGTGTGCCGGTACCTGTTTAAATACCATTAATCCTTCCCAGTTCCATCCCTTTCTACGAATTGGATAACCTGCTTTGAGAGCCATAATAGCCATGCCAAAATTCATCTTTCGTACTTCTGCGTCATCAGAACCTTGCATACGCTGTATGAGAGTATCAAGAAGCCGTATATAGTCGAACATAGTACAACACTGCATTTCCAGTAAACACTTGTTGTACATATCATTAACGACTTCATCCATTTTCCCTGAATCTATGAAAGCGGCTAACTTTACATATCTTCCATTGACTTCTTCGGCTTCTATCTGCATACGGTCAAGTGATGTATCGGCGAGTTTATACGCCTCCTCAAACGGTTCCGCTGGCGACCAACTCTCGTACCCGTCAGCATATTTAACGTGATAACCCATGCGCTTTGCATACTCTGCATCAGGCACTCTGCCAACTTGTAATAAACCTCTTTCATAAGCCTCGCCCATTGTCATAGGTTCTGCTTCAATCTGTTTTGTTCCAATGTACTTTTTCATTTTTCAAATTCTTCTTTTAATCGTTTCTCCGCAAATAAAGCAGCACTACTCAAAACATCATACCCTTTAGATTCTACGAATGATGCGTATTCCGCTTCGTTTTTCAATGTCAAACCGTCTTTATTGACATCGTAATCATTGGACGTTCTCAAAGTGAGTGTATGGTCTTGATAATCCCCATGTTCCTCTGCGTACTTCACGGCTTCATCGCCTACATCAATCATCTTCTTTTCGACCTCCCATTCTCCTTCATCGAAAAAGGAGTCGACATCTGAGAAATCGAAATCTACATCCATAATTCCGAGTAGTTAAAGTAGTTTGTACTCTTCACTGTATAAACTTCGCCTTGACCTCTTACGCTATCACCATCCATGCAACGTACTTCATCACCAGCCTTGACAGTAATTCTCTTCTCGCATACCACATGATAATTCGGACGATACACAGAGCCGTTATCAGATGAAAACTCTTTGGTAGTGTTATCATCACAACGGCATTTGCACACCTCCTGCCAGCTTTCACCACCTGTTCCGGGAATAGGTCTGCCAAACTCATCCTTATCCATTGGGGTGATAACTTTTACCTGCAATATGTGTGGGGCGAATATCATAAGAAAGTCACTTTAGGCTTATCACTCAATTCGTCTTTCAAACCGTACCGCTTGCACAGAAATGAATAGTAATCCTTAATGCCTTGAATGTTCCAAGACATAGAAAAACCGCTTTCGCTGATGGAAGTGGCACGAAGCAATAGAGAGGGGATGAACTTCGCAATTGCCACCGACACCCGTGTTTGGCAATCCTCGTTCATCTCACCCCCTCCGCTTATCTTTGCGTTCAGACATATATCGAAAAGGTCAGCCTCCGACAAGTTAACGCCGAAGGTCTGAAACTTCTGTAATATATAATCGTTTACTGTCATGCGTTCATCTCACTCAAATCGAAGTTCACAATCAGGTTCGGGTTCGCAATCTGCGGAATCCATTCGGCTGTGTATTCCAGATAGCGACCATTGCCGTCCTTGTAACCTGAAATCAGCATATCGCCATCTGCCTGAGTGTAATTACGTCCCGGTACACCATCCACAGCTTCATAAGGAGTGTGGAAGCGCATATAACCGATTTTATCCTGCGGAAGCAGGGAAATACGACCATCTGCATAAATGGGGATATTCTTACCTGTTTGGTCTACCACATAATCTTCCTTGATTTCAATAGCCGGAAGTCCGATACCTGTAAAAATGGTAGAAGCCAGTTGCGAGGTGATAAGCCCGGTAGACATATACATTTCATTACCTGTAAGCTGCATCTTGAACTTATCACCGAACTCGCTTGACCCGATGATGTTCTTGACGAATGTGCCACGGCTCATAATCATCTTGGGGAATGTGCCGTAAATAGATTTCAGCTCATTCAGTTTCTGCTGCAAGTAAGTGACGAAATAGTTTTTATCCTCTGTGTCCGGCTTGATAAACTTGAACGGCAAGTCGATGTTCAATAAGTCAATTCCTCCGGCATTGTCGTCCTTGTTCTTCACGCTTGCTGCTCCAGTCATCAACAGAGAGCCTACGATAATGTCCATACGCTTGTGCGGTGCCAGCAATACCTGACGGTAATCGTCATAGATGAAGTCCACGATGTCACGCATGGCTGCTTTCTGGTCTTCCGGTTTGGCGGCATTATACTTATCTATCAAGTCCTGCAAGTCAGACAAACGGTCGATTGAGATTTGATAGCGGTCACCCAAATAGGCAATCTCACCATATCCGGAACCGATATTCCTGCGTTCACGGATAGGCTTTTCGCCATAACGGGAGTTGATGGAACCAGCCATCACGCCAGTAACCTGACCGATGTAGTCTTTAAATACACGAGTAGTAGTCCTACGGAAGCCCAAATACTGCTGCCAATAAATTGTGTCCTTTCTTGTCTTGAGGACACGCTGAATCACTGCATTTACAATGTTCGGGTCATTAAACAATGTATGAATAGTTAGCATCATATATTAGTCCTCCTTTCTTTATTTTGCCATTATACCTGCGTTTTTCAACGCTGTCAATAATCCGTTAAAGTTTTCTACCGACACCGTACCAGATGCATCATTCACTTTGGCTGCCTGATTTACACCTCCAAGAGCAGAAGGCGTAGCTGCTGTTAAAGTATACTTGTTAGCTTGTGCTGCAACCCCATCCAATTTGGCTTTATCTTCCTTACTCATCAAACCGTCCTGACTAGAAGAAGCCTTAGGAATTGATACAGTGTCTTTTTCTTGTTTGACATCCTGAGCATTAAACTGGAAGTGCGGCATATTCGCCTTGTCAATATCTGCGAAAGGCATTACCAGCTTGGTCGGTTCGATTTCAAACGCACGCATCAAAAGGGAAACCAATACTATGCCATCCTCTACCTGCTTCCTTTCATACAGAGCTGAATTTGCGATAACTTTGGGCGTTGTACCATCTGCGGCTGTCGCTTCGTAAAGAACTGTTCCAGCTTCTAGATTTTCTCCAAAGTCTGCCGCTAACGTCAGCTTATCAAAAGCTTTGTCAGCCTTGTCAATAGCGTTGATTGTCGCTCCATGCGCACCGTTACCCAAGTGCATACCTTTGTAAGCCAAAGAACGTTTCTTGATTTTCAATGTGGTATTGGAGCCTGTTGTAAACTTCTCATATACTTCCACACGGATAGCCACTTGGGATGTTTTCTTCACCAAGTCAGCTGCAATCGGTGTGAATGAGGGCAAGTACGAGCCGACAACGAGGTTGGTTGTGTCCAACTTGTACGGACCTCTGCGTCTGCGTCCGGTTTCTACGTCGTAGCGTTCTTCCTGCTCAACTTCCGGTTCAAGATTATACTTAAATCCTGCTGCCATAAAATCACTGTTTTTGTTGTTCTACAATTTCTTTAGTGTCGTCTGCAATCATTTTCGCAAACGCCTGAGTCTCATTCTCCAGTTCTTTTTTTGCTGTATCTGGAGGAACTACACCCTTAAAGCCGTCATTCGCAAACTCCTGCTTCAAGTCCTTGAAGTATGCGTCCAAGTCCTCATCGTCCTTAATGGCGCATCGTTTGGCGTAGTTTTCGGGAATACCATACTCCTTTGCCTTTGCCAAAATCTGCTGGCTACGTGTTGCTTGAGCCTTTTCCGTTTCTAACTGTGTTAGCTTATCAGAAAGGTTCTTGTTGGAGTCAATTAAAGCTTGCGCCCATGCAGGCACATCGTCTTTATTCTCTTCCGTTTTGGTGGTTGTGGTAGTCTCGATTGGCTTACCGTCTTTAAGGTTATGCCTCTTCTCGTAGTTAGTCACTGCCGTTTTTGAAGCATCCCCGGCACGGAAATCACCATAGGAATTAAGCACGTCCGAAAAACTGATACCCTCAACAATGGAGTTTACTTTTGTCTCGTCCGTTACACCCTCTGCCTTTTTGGTGGCAATGCGGGTAAGAATAGCAGTGTCCACCCCAGCGAATTTCTGTTGTAGCCCTGCTAAGATTTGTTCTAAGATTGTCATACCGTATGAATTTGATTTATAAATTTCTACGGTAAATTTCGTTATTTATAAAGAAGGTGAAAAATTATCAGATAGGTGATACACGACAATAAAACGATTGTCGTAAAATGGTATAAAAAAAGGCGTGAAACCGAATGAATCACGCCTAAAATATATCACGACAAAAACTTATACTTATACTCCCAACACTATATTTGCATCAATATTTAGCTTCCGGCTTATCTCACGAGCAACTTTCAAGGTTGGTTCACATTTACCAGATATATAATCACTTAATCGTGATGGGCTGACACCAACTAACTTTGCAAGTGATTTTTGATTAAGCCCCATTTCGTACATACGAAGTTTAAGAACATCCACAAGTGTTGGTTCTCCCAATGCAAAATGTTCTTCGGAATAATCAGCAACC